TCCAAGCCAGCTATCCAGTTCAAGGCGCACTGACTTCGGCTGCCTTGGGGGCGGCTGTGTATGGGGCCATATTTTGGTTTATCGGTTCATTTGTGTTCTGATGCGATACTTGCTTCCAAAGAAAAAAGAAGACGGATTGGAAGGCGAATGGCTGCACTTCTCGGGATTTTCCTCGCCAAGCTTCTGAGCATAGCTGGTATCGGAGGGTTCATATCAGGATTGTTCGTTAAGTCATGGCCGATGGCTGCGAGTGCAGGCGTGGCTCTCGGTGTTGTTGACACGCTCGTACTGGCGTCGATGCGCTACACAGGGGTAGCGCCGATCAGCTGGATCATGGCCATATTCGTCGCGGTCCTTACGGCCACATTGGGCTGGTGGCTTAGCGGGCGGAAGCGCACATGACGAAAACTCGACATTGGCGTATTGAGGGATTCGATGGGCTTGACAAGATCTTCGAATCCGAGGTTCCTTCGCATCTCCTTTCTGACAAGCAGGTCGAAGAACTCTTACGAAGGCTGGTATGCCGGCATCTTTCGGACGATGAAATCGTCGGGGCGAGCGTGAATCAGAAGGCCAAACGCTCGGCACTCTTAGAGGTTCGCCGCAGCATGCAGCCGCCACATGTGATCACATGTGGTGCAAGCCCTCACTACCTCGCAAGATTAGTGAGCCCCTAATCAATACCCGCCGCGTCGTTTCGTGGGACGCCTGCTTGGCCGTCAGTCACTGGCCGACGCCGATGGCCAACGATGGCCGCAAGTCGAGCGCGGGCAACCGCAGATCCGCGGATCTGACCCATGCCAGCCGCATGTGGATGACGCCGACGGCGCGGGACCACAAGGACGTGGCGACGACATTGGTGAACACGCCGGTCAACGGCCTGCTTGGCCGCCAGGTCTTGGTGACGCCGATGGCTGGGAGCGATACCTGCGATGTGCGCCGGACCTTGAACCCGCTGTTCGTCGAGGCTCTGATGGGCTGGCCCACCGGGTGGACCGGCTCCGCCTCTGTGGCAACGGCGTGGTCCCCTTGGTTGCAGCGCATGCGCTGCGAACTCTGGCAGCTGAACTGCAGGCCGATGCATGACGTGCAGGCATGACGCAGTCGCGCACCATGTCGCTGGTCGAGGCTGCGACGAACGCCGTGGTTGGCTATGCGCTGGCTGTCGCAACTCAGATCGTGGTGTTCCCACGGTTCGGGATTGAAACAGGTCTTTCTGAGCAGCTGACTATCGGTCTCGCTTTCGTGGGCGGGTCGCTGGCGCGCGGCTATCTGCTACGGCGCGTGTTCGAGCGGTGGCGACGCGGCTGACCGCGCTGGCGGTGTACGGCGACGGGTGTTAGCTTTAGCACATGTCCGACTGGCAACATATCGAGATCAACGATCACGGAACCATCGTCGTCCTGCGTCCGATCTCGGATGAGGGTCGGCAGTGGTTCGAGGACAACGTTGGCGATCCCGAGCCGGGCGGCATCTACACTTGCGAGCCCCGAATGGCGCAGGACATCCTGCAGGCGGCGGCCCGCGATCTGCTAAATTGGCAATGAGAAACCGCCGCCCACAGGGACGGCGGCATCATGATCTTCCCGGGCTGAGCGATCAGACAGCGGGCAGTTTGTAGATCCTTCCGCGTCCCTCGACCTTCTCCGAGGTGACTTCGAGCCCAAGCTTCTTCTTCAACGCGCCTGACATTGCGCCTCTGATCGTATGCGACCGCCAGCCCAAGACTGCGACGATCTCATCGATGGTCGCGCCACCGTTGGCACGGAGCATGGCGATCAGCTGCGCCTGTTTGGTACCCTTGCGCTGCGTGCGCACTTTGGGCGCGGCGTCGGGCTCAGTGGGGGTATCGGGCGCGGCTTCCTTGGGCGGCGCGTCCGTCGCGCCCACTGGCTCGATGCCGATGGCGGCGAGGCCCGCATCGGTGGCGACCAGCGTGGTGCCGTGGCCGTCGCCGGTTTCGCGCCAGACGGGTTCGTCGCGGCGCAGGTTGGCATCGACTTCTTCGAGGAAGCCTTTGGTGATCATCGCGCCGACCACCTTGGCGGCGGCACCGCCGCGCAGGTTTTCGGGCAGTGGCAGGGCGATGTGTTCGGACCGCTGGGCGGCGGCGCTCAGGATCAGGGTTTGGGTGTCGGATAGCTGGGTCATCTTCGTCTCCGTATCGGGGCGCACGGGATGCCCGCCCTTCTACGAGCCCAAGCCCCGCAGGGCGGGGCTGGCGCTATGGCGGGGTGCGTTACTCGGCGTGTTCGCCTTCCTTGAAGGCGCTGTCGGTGATCTGGCGCAGCAGGCCCGCATGATGATTGAGGGTGCCGACATGGCCCCAATTGACCTCGTCAGGATGGGCGTCGAAATGGTCCGCGCTGAGGGCGGTCAGGCGTTCGAGCATCGCGTCGATCTCGATCTTCGCGGCGAGGAAGGCGTCGAGGGCTTTGGAATTGTCGGTGGCGCGGCGGGTCATCTTGGTAGCTCCGTGTGGTGAGTTGCATCGTTTTCCTGTGACAATCATCGCTCTGCTGGGCTGATTGTCGTAGGCAAATCCAAGCAATATCAGTTCTTTATGATGGTTGCGGCATGCGTCATCCAATCCGGTCGGGATCGATCAGCGCCGTCTGTTCGGCCTCATGGCGCTGCGCAGCATCTGGCGGGTCGCGGCGGGCGTTGACCATGGCCACGAACAGCGCGCGGGCAATTGAGGCCACTTCGTCGGCTCCGGCGCTTGAAAGCGTGACGTCATGGATCGCGATGGCCTCGCCCAGATCGGTGAGGGCGTAGAGCGTGGCGAATTCGGCGTCGCCCGGGTCGCAGGTGATGGTGTCGCGGTCGTCGGGACTGACTGCAACGCTTCGGCAGAAGCGCAGGTCGAACCCGATGGCACAGTTGTGCCGGACAAGATCAGTGAGCGTTTCGCCTTCGGGGAGGCAGTTGGGGGAGCATTCAGTCATGGTGGGGGTCCATTCCGGTTAGAGGGCGTCGGGGTCGATTTCGACCCAAGCCTCGTTCTGCCAGACGTAAAGGTGGCAAAACTCGCGGGTCGGGCATGGCAGCATTTTCGGCGGGTGTGGCGGGTCGAAACAGTCCAGTTCATCGGCGCGCACCTGTCTGATCTCACTTGCGGCGAGAATGTCCTCGGGCGTCCAGCGCGCGAGCGCGGGCAGCATGTGTGTGGGATATCCATCATAATGGACGTAGATATGCGCCCATTCCTCGGGGCCGGTCTGGATGGCGATCTGCGCGCGCGTGCTCATTCGGCCCTCCGTCAGATCAGCTGCAGGTCGGCCAGCACGGCGCTGGCGGCGGCCAGCTGTGCGGTCGGCAGGTCGATCTTGAGGTGCGAGAACAGGTCTGAGCAGTCGGCCTTGATCCCTGCCTCTTTCAGCGCCTCCTCGATGCTGGCGGCGACGCTGTTCAGGCGGCTGCGGTCCAGATGGTCGGGCAGTGTGGCGATGTCGATGCGGATGGTGGTGGTCATGGTTCGATCCTTTCAGCGGGAGGTGGCGGCGGCCAGCATGGCCTTGGCACCGGCGATGCGTCCGGCCTCATAGGCATCTTCAAGGGCAGCGCGCATGGCTCAGACCGCCACATCATGGAAATCCAGCTGGTCGCTGTTCCGGGTTTCCAGCGTCTCGACGAAGAAGTGCCTGGTGGCGATCTCGAGGATCAGCGTCTCCGGGGCGGCGGGTTTGGCTTTGGTCTCGATGGTCATGATCTGGTCTCCGATCAGGGGTGATTTCCTGTTCCGAGATTCGCTCCATAGCGGAGTCTAATCAACTCATTTCCAAGCAATATCATTGCTTTATGAAGGATGCGGGGTGCGATATGCAGGGGATGAGCGAGCGCCAATATGCCGCCCATGTCGGCCTGTCGCGCGGTGCCATCCAGAAAGCCAAGGAGACAGGGCGGCTGGTTCAGCACGCCGATGGATCGATTGACGCGGCTGCTTCTGACGCGCGGCGCGCTGCGATGACGGACCCCGCCAAACAACGTAGCGAGCCAAGAAATGCACCGCCACCGGCACCCAAGCTGAAGCCGGTGCCGGACACCGCACTGTCGGCCGTGGGCGATACCATGCGTGAGAATGGTCTGGCAGCGCCCATCACTGGTGGCGGCACGACCTTCCTACAGGCCAAGACAGCAAACGAGGTTCTGAAGGCGCAGGAGCGCAAGCTGAAGCTGGCCAAACTGAAGGGCGAGTTGATCGACCGCGACCGCGCGGTGGGGCTGGTCTTCCGGCTGGCCCGTGAGGAACGCGATGCCTGGGTGACCTGGCCCGCACGGGCGGCGGCGCTGATGGCGTCGGAACTGGGGGTGATGATCGCGGATCACGGAAGTCTGGAGCCCGTCATGATGCAGAAGGTTCTGGAAGCCCATGTCCGTGCCCAACTCGAAAGTCTTGCCGAGGTCCGCATCGACCTTCTCTGAAGCAGACACCTTCGACGGTGCCGATCAACTGCTGCGCAGCTGGGGCCGGGGGCTCCGGCCGGATGCCGATCTGACAGTGTCGGAATGGGCCGATGCGCACCGGATGCTGGGATCGCGAGCCAGCGCTGAACCGGGCCGCTATCGCACAGCGCGCACGCCCTATATGCGCGAGATCATGGATGCGCTGTCGCCGATTTCTGCTGTCCAGCGCATCGTGTTCATGAAGGCGGCACAGGTCGGCGCGACTGAAGCCGGGAACAACTGGATCGGCTTTGCCATCCATCATGCGCCGGGGCCGATGCTCGCGGTGCAGCCGACGGTGGAACTGGCAAAACGCAACTCGCGCCAACGGATCGACCCGCTGATCGAGGAAAGCCCGGAACTGCGGGACCGGGTCAAATCAGCCCGGTCACGCGATGCCGGCAACACTATGCTGTCCAAGGAATTTGCGGGCGGCATCCTGATCATGACCGGGGCGAACTCGGCGGTCGGGCTGCGGTCCACCCCGGCGCGTTATATCTTTCTCGATGAAGTTGACGCCTATCCGGCTTCGGCGGATGCCCGCGATGACGCGAAAACTGACTTCCGTCACCGCATCGCCGAGGGTGTGATCGATGGTTTTTGTCGGGCGGCGCAGCATGTGAAGCAAAGGGCGATAGGCATGCGTGACCCGCCATTCGCCTAGCAGATAGAAGACCGGGATTAGTGCCATCAGATCAGCGCCGCGCATGGCGGACACGTTTTGGCGCCCAAGCCGTGCAACCAGTTCGAGAAAGATCGGCGTCATTGCGTCACGCTGCTCGCCTGCATCGGCCATGGCGGCCTTAGGGAAAATGTCGTCCCGCGCCAAATCGCGCATGATTTCGGAGTGGGTCATGGATTCGCTTTCAATGGGTGGCATGTTGATTTTCACCCAGAAGTGAGCCGGTTTTTTCACCGAGAAGTGAGCCACCTTTGATTATGGATTTCGGTTCATACTGTGGTCAAGCTGTGTGTTGTCTCCTTCTTTTTCTTTGTTGCGGATGCCGCTGCCGAGCTTGCCTTGAATCGGAAGCTATCGTTGCCGGTTTCAAGGATGTGGCAGCGGTGAGTGAGGCGATCGAGGAGCGCCGTGGTCATCTTGGCATCACCAAAGACCGCGGCCCATTCGCTGAAGCTGAGGTTTGTGGTGATGGCCACGCTGGTCCGCTCGTAGAGATGGGGTGGTTGCCGCCCTCCTCAAACGGCATCGTAATGTGCCAGGATGTTGGTCTGAGAACCAAAAAGCGGAGAGGACGGCGAGATGAAAGATACAATGATCGGGGTGGATCTGGCAAAGAATGTTTTCCAGCTTCACGGGGCATCGATGACGGGAGAGGTCAAGTTTCGCAAGAAGCTGACGCGGGCGCAGTTCATGGCGTTCATGGCAGACCATCCGGCCGCAGTGGTTGTCATGGAGGCCTGCGGCGGCGCCAGCTATTGGGCGCGTGAGCTTTCGAAGGCAGGCCATGAGGTCAAGCTGATTGCTCCGCAATACGTGAATCCCTTTGTGAAGCGTCAGAAGAATGACGCTGCCGATGCCGAAGCGATTGTCGTCGCGGCGCAGCGCCCCGAAATGCGGTTCGTGCCGCCGAAGAGCGAAGAGCAGCAGGCGCGGGCGGTGCTGTTTCGGGCGCGCGAGCGGCTGGTGCATCAGCGCACCGAGCTTTCGAATGCACTTCGCGTGGTGCTCTACGAATACGGCCATGCGGTGCCGCAGGGGGCGGTGCATCTCAAACAGATTGTCGAAATCCTTGAGGCCGAGACATGCGATCTTTCCGAGTTGGCGCGAGAAGAAGCGCGCGACCTGCTTGAAAAGATTGCTGAGAAAACCGTACGCGTTGAGGTCAAGACCCGCAAGATCGCGGCGCAGGCGGCGCTGACCCCGACTGCGCGCAGGCTGCAAACAATGCCGGGCGTCGGGCCGATGACCGCGCTGGCGGTCGAGGCCTTTGCGCCTGCGATGGAGACGTTCAAATGTGGGCGTGATTTTGCCGCCTGGCTCGGGCTTGTGCCAAGGCAGATGTCATCCGGGGGCAAAGAGCGGCTGGGACGGGTGTCCAAGGCCGGGCAGTCTGACATCCGGCGCCTATTGATCATCGGTGCGATGTCGCGGCTGAACTGGATGGGGGCAAGGTCCATTCGCGAGGGGTCGTGGCTCGACCGGCTGCGCGCGCGCAAGCCGAAGATGCTGGTCGCCATCGCACTGGCCAACAAGATGGCGCGCATGGTCTGGGCCATGCTGACGAAACAGCAAGATTACAAGGAACCGATACCGGCTGGCGCTGCATGATGGGTGCCACGCAACCATCGGCGTAACGCTGGTACAGGAGGTGTGAGAGAGCGACGACCCGAATGGGCAGAATGATCGAACAGATCTGGATTGGGAAAACCAGGCGCAAACTGTGGGCGCAATAGCCCGGCGTAGAGATTTGGACCCAATCCGCGGATCACCATACCGGCCAGCAGCATCTGAAATGGCTGCGTTGAAAGGCCTGACAGAAGTTCGCAATCGATCACATGCGCAAAAGGTAAGAAAGCTCTTGCACCATGGGCGGCAACCACAGAAGTTTGCTGAACAGATGGAACAGCAGCGCCCCGCCAGAGGCGCTGAATGGCAGATAGCCAAGTTCATCCAGGATGGACGAAGATCAGGAATTGATCTGGGGGATCAATTCCCTGAGGACGGAGGTCAAGCTTGGTCAAGCCTTCCGCGATCTGCCCGGCCTTGCCCTTGGCCTTTTCCTGCTCAAGGGCATTGACCAGTTCGATGGTCGAGAAGAAGCGGACCTTTCGGCGGTGATGTTCGATGGCCTGGATGCCGAGGGCCGTCGCGACATGGGTCTTGCCGGTGCCCGGGCCACCGATCAGCACGACATTCCGGGCGCCATCCATGAACTCGCAACGGTGCAGGGTCCGGACCGTGGCCTCGTTGATCTCGCTGGCGGCGAAGTCGAAGCCCGAGAGATCCTTGCAGGCCGGGAAGCGGGCCGACTTCATGTGACAGGCGATCGACCGGACCTCGCGTTCGGCCAACTCCGCCTTCAGCAGTTGCGACAGCATCGGGATGCAATCGTCGGGCAAACGATCCCCCGGATCGTTTGCTGACCCTCCTCATACCTCAAAGGCCGGTGCGCCTTGCTCGATCAGGTCGGTGACGGCTTGGGCCATGCCATACATCTTGAGGCTTCGCAGCATGATTACAATGGCGCCGGCAGCGGGATCATGACGCATGGCGGCACCCCACGATCTGGGCACGCAGGCCGTCATAACGCTCGACATTTGCCTTTGGTTCACGGTGCAAGGCCAACGCCTGCGGCGTGTCCAATGGAGGACCGCCGATGACCTTGCCGTCGATCAGACGGTGCAGCAGGTTCAGCACGTGCGTCTTGGTTGGCACGCCCTCGGTCAATGCCAGTTCCACGGCGGTGAGCACGGCCTGCTCATCATGATGCAGCACGAGGGCAAGTATATCGACCACCTCGCGATCACCACCCGGTTTGCGGAGCATGTGATCCTGCAACTGTTTGAAGGCAGGCGGTAATTCCAGGAATGGTGCCCCATTCGTTGCCCGGCAACGGTTTGCATGGCAAACCGTGAGAGGGGCGAAGAGCCCCCGGCTTCCTTTGCACGACCGCCAGATAGTGCCGCCAGTCGTAGATCGTCTTCGCTGGAAGGTGATGGCTGCGCTGGATCACGCGGACATGTTCGCACAGGATGTTAGCGGTCAGCGTGTTCACGAAGGGCGCAAAGAAGCAGACCAGTGTCACGATGGCCAGTTTCGCCCCAAAGCCGAACCCGAGCCATGCCAGCATCAGCGGGCCCATCGCGATCCGCGGCGTCGCTTCCAGCACGATGACATAGGGCTTCATGTAGCGGTGCACCGTCTCGCTCATCCCGGCCAACACCGCGAGCCCGATCCCCATGATGGTCTCCAGCGCAAAGCCCGCCAGAACCGTCTGCATGGTGATCCAAAGGTGCGGCCAGACGATGAGATCGGTCACATAGAGAGGCACAAAGGAGACGAGGATGTCGCTGGGCCGCGGGAACAGAAGCGCGTCCGCGATGCCGGTCGCTGTCACGAATTCCCAAAGCCCGAGCAGACCGAGCAGGATCGCCGAGTGTTTGGCAAAGCGCTGCCAGCGCGGACTTTTGTCGTCTGACAGACCCGGAATGGATTCGTCGTTCATCATTGACTGTCACTCCTCGTTGATGGCCCCTTGCCCGAAACACCGCGACCGCACCGCCCGCCCCACAAGGCCGCGCTCACCCCCGCACCATCTGTAAGAAAATCTGTGCAGTCCGGCTGTAATGGCGTTCCGTCAGCGCACAGACCGCGGCACTGTCGCGTGCCAGGGCGGCCTGCGCCAACTCGCTGTGTTCCACATGCAGCGCCCGGTTGCCGCTGGCACTTGCCACCGCCGCCCGGTGATACCGCTCGCACAGGTCGTGCAGATGCGACCGCGTCCACAGCAGCCATTTCGATCCGCAGGCCGCCACCAGCGACGCGTGAAACGTGGCATTCGCCTGTTCCCAACTGTCGGGCACCGGACCGTCCACCTCGGGCAGGGCTCGGTCCTCGCGCTCCATCACATAGGCGGCCGCCACGACCCCACTCTCCCAGTCGACCTCGCCGCGCGCCAGCGACAGCCGCAACGCCTCTTTCTCGACGGCGATGCGGGCGGTGTTCAGATCGGTGAACTCCTCGGCATCAAAGGGCGCGACAGCGAACCCCCGGTTGCCTTCGGTGATCACCAGCCGGTCGGCCGACAGCCGCTGCAACGCCTCGCGCAGGGGGGTGGGCCCGATGTTGTAGATGGTGCGCAGCTTCTCGATCAGAAGCCGCTCGCCCGCGGGCCGCTCGCCGCGCACGATGTCGGATTTGATCGCCCGGTAGGCTTCGTCGGCCAGCGTCTGTCCACCGCTGAAGGCATCCCGTGGGTTGCCGGCAAACGAAAACTGCGCCGAGTTCAGAAACGCCACCTGAGGTTTTCCTTCGTTTGACAGCGGCCTTGCGCAGTGTTCTATGGACACAAATGTCAATCATCGACAAAAAGACAAAGCAACGAAAAAATGAAACTCTTCTCGGGAACACATGGCGGCCAGACGGTCGCCGGATGGCTGGATGGTGAAACGGCAGTGATCTGCGCCAAAGGGCCGGAAGCGTCCCGGGCGGTGCTGGCTGTCATTGCGGGCGGCGAGGCCAGCAGAGCGGCCTGGGCGGCGGTCGAGGGGCCTCGCGAGCCCTTGTCAGAGGTGCATCTGCTGGCGCCGATGCCCGAACCGCTGCGCGACATCCTGTGCGTGGGCAAGAATTACTACGCCCATGCCGCCGAATTCTTCAACAGCGGCTTTGATTCGAGCGCCAAGGAGCAGGTCCCCTCTGCCCCGGTGATCTTTACGAAGCCCACGACAAGCGTCTGCGGCCCGGGCGATACGGTGCTTGGGTCACTCGATCCCAGGGGGCACCGTGGACTACGAGGGCGAGTTGGGCGTCGTCATCGGCAAGCGGGCCTTTGGCGTCTCGCTTGAGGATGCGATGGACTATGTGTTCGGCTATGTGATCGTCAACGACGTGACCTCGCGCGAATTGCAGAAGGTCCACAACCAGTGGGTCATCGGCAAGGGGATCGACACGTTTTGCCCGATCGGTCCGTGGATCGCCACCGCAGACGAGGTGGGCGACCCCACAGCCCTCGAACTGGTGACCGAGATCAACGACGAAGAGCGCCAGCGCGCCCATGTCAGCGGCCTGATCTTCGACATTCCGACCCTGATCGCGACCATGACCCGCACCATGACCCTTCTGCCGGGCGATATCATCGCCACCGGCACGCCGGTCGGTGTCGGCATCGGGTTCACCCCGCAAAGGTATCTGGTGAAAGGCGACCGGATGCGCGTGTCGATCACCGGACTTGGCGTTCTCGAAAACCCGATTGGCTAGGGTCTGGATGCAGCGCATCCGGCTGGTCCGGGGCGGGCTTGATCGCCGCGGACCGCAGGCGACCGGGCGGCTGGTGCCCAGTCTGCCAGCGGCCGGGCTCCTAGCGCCCAGTCTGCTAGCGCCCAGTCTGCTCAAACCCTGCGTCACGCCGCAGACCGGCGTTGGCAGCCCCCGCCATCAGGCCGATCACCTGCGCCGCTGCCTCTGGCCGGGCGGCGCGGCTGCCCACTGCAGCGGTATAGGTCGTGACCAGATCGAGCCCCGGCGGCAGCAGGCCGATCAGCCGCACACCCTTGATGCGCAGGATCTCCGTGACTTGCGTGCAGCCGACCGGGTTGGACAGCGGGCTGACCGACAGCGCCTTCATCGCGGGGATCCCGCCCGGAAAGGTCAAAAGCCGGTCCGCAACCTGATCCTCGATCCCCAGATCGCGCAGCACCCGGGCAAAGTGGATGCCCGCCGTGGCCGTGACCGGATCGGGAAAGAATATCCCGTCAGAGGCCTCCAAAAGCGCGCGAACCTCGTCACGGGTGCCGCAGGGCTGGTCGGGATCGCCCTCCCGCAGCGCGATGCCGGTGGCCACATCGCCGATGTCGGTGACGCTGTCGGGTTGCACATGGCCCGCCTGTGCAAGCTGATCGATCAGCTGTCGCGACAGGATCACCAGATCGGGCGACGCGCCGGCCACGATCCGGTCGCGGATACCGCCCACGGGGTAACAGGGGCAAAACCTCGGGCAAGTTGAGGTTTGCGGGACACGTCGTTGTTGCGTCGAATTGACTCAACT